TCATCTATATTTTCTTCTTTAATAAGATTACCGTATAATAATTCATCATTAAATAAATTAATCATTCTATTTTTTTCTTCGTTTAAATTCTTATCTTCCATAATCTTTTTTTTAATAAATATCCATTTATTATTATTAATTCTTATTTTTTAATGATAATTCTTTTTTTCTTAGGGTTTTTAGGGTCAGAAGTATCATAAACTAAAAAATTAATATCTGGGTATAATTTTTTTAATTCCTCCTCAATGTACATCTCCGCACTTTCTATATTACCTAAATCGTCATCACTAAACCCAACACTCATCCCTTTATAATTGGGGTTTTCATTCATTTCTTTCACCGCATTAACTACTCTTTCAACAAAAGTCTTCAATGCAATCATTTTACCGACTTCTGGGTTAGTCACACTAGCATCGGTATCAAATTTCTTAATAAACTCATCAGAAGTCACCGGATAGTAATCCTGAAGGTTTAAATACTGTTCAATAGTAGTGCCGTGAAGATTAGATAACATTTTTTCTTTTTGTTCATCGGTAAATATAGTATCAATAATAAGTTTAATACCATCTTTTATTGCTTTAGGTGGGTTACCTCGGGCGGTGATAATGGAAAAATCATTACCATATTCCAATGCTTCAATAAATTTTTTAAAACTTGGACCAAAAGATTTTTTTCTTAACGATTCTTTTGTATCTCTTATGAAAGCATCATACTCTCTAAAATCTCTAAATGCTTCAATTATGTTTTCATTAGGGTATCTATACCCCTTACCAATAAAGTTTCTTATATCTCTAAATTCTTCCGTAGAAATGGATATAGGTATCCATTCGTCTTTAACTTTTTTTTCTAAATAGATTTGGGTGGGCATAAATAAAATATTATCATCCCAGTCAAATGAATATGCACGTTTTTGATACTCCAATAGTAAATGTTTTTGACTTTGTGTTAATTTTAATTTCATGTGTAAAAAAAAGGTGGGTATTAGCCCACCTTATATTATATAAAATTATTGATTAGATATCATCAAAAGATGCTCCAGTATTAGTAATGTTGAATTCAATACTAATGTATTCTAAAGATCTTGTTGGTTTAATGAATATTCTACCGTTTAATTCATTCCTATCAATAGATTCTGGTGTGTCATCTAACACAACTCTAAAGTCAGTTAAACCTCTTTCTTTTCTAATATTATCTAAAATTGGGTTAACTAATGATAAGAATTGATTTCTTACTACGTCATCATTTTGTTCAAATAATAATCTTATAGAAACTGCAGAAATAAGTTTTCTTGCTTGAAGAAGTAATCTTCTAACATTAATTCTGTTAAGTGCAGTGTCCTTAGATTGGAGTGTTTTATTACCCCATATTACAACACCAACATCTGAGAAGGTTGCCATTGGGTTAATTCTACCTTCATATAAATCATCTCTTTGATCTAATGTCAGTTTTGCTCTCGCTTTAACTGCGTTGGTAGTACCTCTATTTAAACCTGCCGCTGCAAACCAAGGGAATGCAACATTATCTGTCAATGCAATGTTTCTAACAACCTCTACTGTTGGTGGTAACCATACATATTGATTGTTTTCTGTATCATTCATCTGTAACCATGGCCAATAAGTGGCGGTATAACTACTATCAATTCCTGAGTCATCTACAATACCTACTGCATCATCAGCAGTAAGGATATCACCTCCACTATCTGTATCGGGTGTAGAGACAATATATAAGGAATCCGCTCTATCAGTCTCAATTACATCAACACCTGCCTCAATTAACCCTGATTGATCTCTTAAATCTAAACCTGGTGTAGCAAATACATTAATATTAACGGATTCAGGGTTATTATAGTTATATATACCTTCTAAAAATGCGTAGTAATCAGAAGTGATACCATCATCTCCTTCAGATGTTATGTAAGTAGTAAAAGTACCATTAGTTAAACCAGCACTTCCCTTAGAACCAGTTTTAGTATAAGAATCAGTATTAGTACGTGATGTTCTATAAACATCCCAACCATCATAACCACCATAAGGGGCGAAAGTAAATTTCCTTGCAATTACTTTTTCATATGGACCACCTACTAAAGATGCGTCAGTAGTAAATGCTGAAATACCTACTTGTAATTCTGGGAAATAACTATTATCACCCGCTGATATTTCTGCACCTTCTGCATTTACATCTAAATGGAAACCATCAGTTCTTCCAGTAAATGGTAATTCTGTTACTGCATCCAATCCTTTATAATCGAAGAAATCTTGATCGATACCGATTTTAGAATTAAGTCCTAAATAATTTCTTCTTAATTGTGAATTATTTAATGAAGGATATTGTGTTTCATATTCGATTTGTGGTGGTAATGCCGTAGTATCACCAATATAATCTCTATTACCTACACCTTCAAAACCTGCAGGAACCCCATTTGTGGGGAAATCCGTGGCCATTTCTACCATAACATAATTACTTCTTAATGGAAACTCACCATCTGAAGTACCAATTTTTCTTCCAATGAATCCATTATCAGTTGGTTCTAAACTTAATTTAGAAAATTTCTCTACCACACTAATGTTTGAATCAGTATCATTAAAATTTCTTACTAATAAATCAAATGTTTTATCATCTGGTTTAATATTAATAATAGAAAATTTAATATCATGATTTGCTGCATTACCATCAGAGATTGTAATAAATCTAAATAATCTCTGTAATTTATTACCTCTTAATTCAGATAACACATATGGTGATACTGCTGATTGGTATTGTTCTTCATAATCATTCAGATTATTAGTTGAGTCACCACTAATTCTTACAAATTCAGTTTTTAACCCTCTTACTTTACCGGCAGTATTTAAATCATCTAAACAATTGTAGTACATTTCTTCTACAAATAATTCAGTTTCTTTATCTTGTGCCTTAACACCAAATACTCCTGACATATAATTTTTCTTAGTTTTATCTAAAGAAACATTATAATCAAAGTCATTCCCACCTGCAGTGGTACCTGATATAGTAAAAGATGCGAATGGATTAGTCTCAATATTATCTGTGTTTGCCATTGAGGCATCAGTAATACCACTTACGGTATAGTCTAATGTTTCATCACCCCCATAATCACCTCGTGATCGTAAAGTGGCAACTACACTACCCTCAATTTCCGTATAACACGTACCGGTATATGTAGTAACTGTACCACTAGTGCTACCCGTAACAAATCCTCCACCTATAACCGCTGAAGTAATTACCATTTCAAAAGTTGCACCTGAAAAATCACAACCACTTTTACTATATACTGGAGAAGTAAGTGATATAGTATCACCTGTTCCTAAAGTACCTAAGTCACTAAAAGTTGTTGTTAATTCACCCGCATCATATAATGATTGTAATTGAGTATCATCAAATACCATACTTACTGGGGTTCCACCCGTACTTGCGGTATAAGATAAACCTCCAGTTGCTGATGTGCTACCACTCGCTGCGGTAGAAGGATCTAATGCGGAATCCAAAGTTATACACCATGCATTACCTGCTTTATAACCTGACAATCCTAATACTCTATTTACATACAATTGATTTGTTTGTGTAAGGAAGGATTTTGCAATATAATTTAATTCATATTTATGAAAACCAGTATCTTTAAACTTTTCAGGATTCAAACCACCATAATATGCAGTAAATTCATCATAGTTAGAAATAAATACAGGTTCAAATGCTGGTCCTTTAGGTGTTTCCCCTAATAACCCTAAAGTAGTAACCCCTACTTGTCTTGTTACAAAGGATAAATCTTTCTCTGAAGTAAAAACACCAGGACTTACAAAAATTCTGTTCGTTGACGCCATTTAATTTTTTTTTAATCTCTTTTTATTATTTAATTGTTTTATTATAAATATGCGTGTTTTTCTGAAAGTAATTGATTTATATTATATAATATAAAATTAGTATGACAAAAATCTTACTTTTATCATACTTATATAAAAAACCCTATGAAAAGGACTAAAAATCTTAAGATTACTCCTACTACACATTCCTTATTAAAAAAATATTGTGAGGAAAATGGTTTAAAAATGTTCGCTTTTGTAGAAAAGTTAATTAAAGAACAATGTACCCCTAAAAAAGATATTTACGGTGATATATAAAAAAAAGAGGGAGATTTCTCCCCCTCTTTTAGTGTTATTTAAAACTATTATGGTTTACTTAAACTTATACTTTATTATTGTATATCTAATCCTTCTATTCCTAAAGTAGAAATAACTGCACTAGATTGAAAGTTTAATTGATAAACACCGGGTGCAACACTACCAATACCATTAAAATTAAAGGCTGGCCAATATACTGCTCCCTGATCATTAACTACCATGAACTGTGAATCACCAGCAAAGCTAATGAAACCTTCCGTTTGGAACAGTTCATCCATCATTAAGTTTTCAGGTGTTTCATTAATAGTAAATGTAACCCATTGATATCCTGGTGAAGTATTAAATGGTCCATCTTCACTGGATCCATCTTTAATCACTAGGGAATTATCTGGTTGGTTTAACATTAATTGATGAGATTCACCTGCTGGTTCTTCACCTGCTGGTTCTTCACCTGCTGGTTCTTCACCTGCTGGTTCTTCACCTGCTGGTTCTTCACCTGCTGGTTCTTCACCTGCTGGTTCTTCACCTGCTGGTTCTTCACCTGCTTCTGCTTCAGCTTTCGCTTTAGCTTCAGCTTCTGCTTTAGCTTTTTCTGCTTTCGCTTCAGCTTCAGCTTTCGCTTTTTCAGCTTCAGCTTCAGCTTTCGCTTTTTCAGCTTCAGCTTCAGCTTCTGCTTTCGCTTTCGCTTCAGCTTCAGCTTTCGCTTTTTCAGCTTCTGCTTCAGCTTCTGCTTTAGCTTTCGCTTCCTCAACCTTTAACTCATCTTCTTTCTGTCTAAGAATATTACTTGCATCTGTTATAAGTGACATCCACTCATCACTAGCTGTTCTAGCTAACTCCTGAGGTTCTTCACCTGACGCAATTAAATCCTCTGCCAACGTCCTGTTTACTTTATATAAAGATATTATCGGTTTTAGGGTTTCTATATCCATATCACCATTATGTTGTGGTGTTACCACCAAAAATTCTGGTAATACAGGTTCTTCCTTCGGTTCTTCAACTACTGGTTCTTCCTTTTTTGGATAATCATCTAATTTTGGAACAACCTCGTTATAAGCATCTATAAGCGCATCTATGAACCCATGAGAATCGTTACCACACCAAGCGTAGCCTGATCCTCTACCTTCATTAACACCATCAATAATACTTATTCCAACGTTCAAATTTCCTACTTCCCCTTGAAATTGTAAGTGTAATGTTGTAAAGTCAGCTCTTACATATCTATTAGCAAAACCAGGAATTGTCATTAATTCACCAGGTTCAAATGATGGCCCATGAGAGGTCTCATGAGATTCATTATAAATACTACATTTTTCTTTAAAAGCTTCTACAAATTCAGGATAAAAATCACCTTTATTTCCATCTGCATATCCCACTAAATCATAAATTTTTGAGATTGTAACACATGGAGTTTCAGGTTCTTCCTTCGGTTCTTCACCTACAGGTTCTTCCTTCGGTTCTTCACCTACAGGTTTTTCCTTCGGTTCTTCACCTACAGGTTCTTCCTTCGGTTCTTCACCTACAGGTTTTTCCTTCGGTTCTTCACCTACAG